GTATGGCAATGGCGAGGTCGAACCAGTACTGTGTCCCGACTAGCAGACCGCTGACAATTCCTTCTAGTGTCATTGGTGAAGCAACTGCCGACGATCCGGCTTGGTTCTGAGCATACGGAACCGATTGCCCGCCGGTACCACCTCTTCCGGGGGCAGCACCCGTCCCATATTGAATGCGCGCCATCCACGCCTGAGCAGATGCCGGTTGATTGGACGTTTCAACAGTAACAACCAGCGTACCACGGACTTGCGGTGTATAGGTCCAAGCTTGTGAAGGGATATTTGCGCCAAGGCCGAACCCTGCAACAGGCCAACCCGGCGTACCTGTGTAGTTGAAATTGAATGTTGCTCCGCTGCCTCCGGTATAAGGCATAGAACTGCCAACCCCCGCGCCGGTAGGACCAGTCGGTCCAGTCCCGCCGATCCCGGTCGCGCCGGTCGGACCAGTACCCAAAGCCCCAGTCGGGCCGGTACTACCGACGTTGCCTTGCGCGCCTGTGAAGCCTGTTGCGCCTTGTGAACCCGCTATACCTGTTGGCCCGGTCGGCCCTTGGCTGCCTTGGCTGCCTGTCGATCCCATCGGTCCTGTCAGCCCTTGGGATCCTATTGCTCCTGTCGGCCCGGTATTCCCGGTTGCACCGGTATTGGAAGCAAAGCCTTGGGGGCCTGTAGTACCCGTCGACCCTGTCCAACCCGTTGGACCAGTGACGGTGCTCGCTGGACCAACCACGCCTGTCGGGCCGGTGCCGAGCGGCCCCGTAGGACCGGTAACGGTGCTGGCCGGGCCGATACTCCCGGTCGGTCCTGTCCAACCGGTATAACCCGTTGCACCGGTATTTGCCGCACCGCCGCCGACGCCAGTCGGTCCGGTCGGAGAGACATAAAGGGGACCGGTCTGAACCGCGAAGATCGGCATCAGGGCGCTCCTACACCGTCCTCATAAACGAACTTGCCGTGCATCAGCGCAACTTTGATCGACGGGTTGGAAGCGTCGTACATGATCCAATCGTAGACATAGCAACCGGGGATCAGGCCGGGACCGGTGGCGCCGGTCGCGCCCGAAACGCCATTAAGGACGAAATCCGGTACGCTGGTATGCAGGATCCGGCTGTTTGGATCATCGGTGATGATCAAATTCTGGCCGGTCTTGCCGCTGTCGATCACCAGCAGAGGAGCCGGCTGCAGCCGGTTGCCTTTGATGGTGATCAGATGGTTCTGGCCGGTCAGCGTCCACGCCGGACCGGTCGAACCCGGCGGCCAGAAATTCGGCGCGCTGGCGGTCGGTCCGGTGGGGTCGAACTGGAAGGCGTCCTCCCATGTGACATTATTGCTGGTTGCTATATCGACCCTAGCGCTGGTAGGTACACCGGATGGACCCTCGCCATACCAAGACATATTCATACTCCCCAACTGGTCGGGCTGGGAAATGGAGTCGATACTCCACCTCTCTGGCTGTTGGTCCGGAAGTCACGCGGGAACCGCCAGGACTGCCCGCCGTACAACCCGCCGCGCATCGCCTGCGTCCGCGCCATCGCTATACCATCACGGAGGCGCTTCACATTGATCATGCCGTTCGTCGGATCCGAATAGCTTTTCGCTTTGTGCATCTGCATGCGGCCGACGACACCAGCCTCTATTGGCCGTTCGTACTGCGGAAGTAACCAACTGGGAGCATCGGGGACCTGATCATGCTGATTTGGGAGCACGATGGACTTGTACACGATAGCCTGGACATTCACCGTCACATTCGTCGGCCAGACGAGCCAGAGGTCCGCCGCTGGCGGCTGCAGACCTACGACCGTGGCCGGATAACGCACGCAATTCTTGTCGATCACCTGACCAAGACGTTTGATCTGGCCGCCCTGTGCTGGCGTAATGGTGTAGTTCTGGGTGTCCGACACGATGACGAATGGAATCCACTCCAACCAACTGTTCGAATCCGACAAGAACTCATCAAGTACATTGAACAGCGTCCCCTTGATGCCCGCCCGCGTCGCTCCGGGAAGTTGCACTTCGCATTCATTGATCATGCGGTCAAAGTCTTGTTTCTGGATCGCCATTACTGGGTGCTCGCGGTCGGCGTGGAGACGGTCGGTGTCAGCGGCGTGGCGTAGACATTAGTCAGCATGTTCTGAAACATGATCATGAACGAGTTGGCCCGCTGCACCGGCACGTCCTCCTCGTCACGCAGCATGGCATGCGCAACCGTTCCGTAGACGATCGGCAGCCGAAGCTGAAACTCGATCGGCACATGCTCGTCGGTGATGGCCGCATAATATGGCATGCGGTCGCCGAACTTGTAGACGAACATGTCCGGGCGCAGCCGACGGGCCTCGAGCATCGCCGTGTTGAAGGCAACCAAGAGGGAGTTATCGCTGTAACGGTACGGCGGCGTTTTATCCAGCAGGATAGTGCGGACATCCAGAATATAGGATTCGACGCTGTCCAACTCGTAGGGCATTTATTTCTTGTACTCCTTGCGAAATGCTTCATCCTTGCCGTGATAAACGCCGACTTTATTGCCGCTGTTATGGCGGACCACACCACCACCGGCATATGAATAATATGATTGTGGCGCAATCCCTGACAACATTTCTTCCGGGTCCATCCTCCCGTGTTTTGCGGCGGCTAGGCGGCGTATGGCTCCAAGTTGCTGTGCAGTAAGCAGGTCTGGTTCTGATGTGTCCATGATACAGGCTCCTAGGTTGCCCCAGGAGCCTGCACCGGAAAGATTAAGGTTTTGCTAACCCCTGAGATATTCAATCGCTTGCTCTGGGCGCTTCATAAATTTTCGCATATATTCCCGATGAGCAACACGTTCGTTTTCACTTCTAGGCATTTATGACTCCATAAAATCACGACGGGAATTTTATTCCCGTCGTGAATATGTAGTCAAGCAGTTGATTTTACTTAGCTTCCTGGAGTGACTTGCGCTTGCACAAGTGCTTTTCCGTCCACGACCTGATATCCGTAGACTTGGAGTCCTCTTAGGATTTGCCCGAAGGTCAGCTCGGAACGCAGTGTTTCAACTTTACTGATCTGCGAGGCGAACGTTAACCCATGTGCATGTCCGAAATAGATCGGCCACTCGCCGGCATTAAAGTTCGCCGACTGCGTCGAGTTGTTGGGCAGCAGGTTGGAGATATAGATCGTGAAGCGGTCGATCATCCCCAAGCGGCCGTTACGCAACATCGACACCGAATCCCCCGACAGATAGGCTTGGCGGAGTTCGGATTGCTTGATCTGGCGACCAGCCCATGCCGGCATGACGACCCAGCGGCCGATTTCCGGAACGTTCTGCTCGTCCAGCACCTGGCCGGCTCTCATGAGCACGTCCAGCAGTTCGACCTGTCCGGCACCGGCATTGCGGCCGACCACCGTCAAGGCTGAACCTTGGGCCCCGAGATTGATGGAGCCGGTAACTGCACCAGCGGCTGTGCCTTGGTTGGCAGCAACCATCTGGCCGTAGATGCCGCCCAACACGTCTTGGTCAACAGCGATCTTCAGCTGTTGCGCAGCGTCATCACTCCACATCGACAGCACGTTCAAATCCGACTGCACTTCCAAGACGTCGTCGAGGATGAGCGAGAAGTATTTGCCGTTGCCGATGTACAACTCCACCGTTCCACCAGTCGGGCGGTCGAGAGCCAGCAGGCCGTCGGCCAGATAAGAACGAATGGTGATGGTGGGCTTGGTGCGGATCTTGACGCGGTCGCCCTTGTCGCGGATCTCGCCTTCGTAGTCGGTGTTGCTAATCGCAGCCAACACCGTGCTGGCGTAGAACTTCTCCACCAGCTTACCGGACCATATTTCCGGTACGAACCCGGTCGCTTGTAGGTTGTTGCCTACGCTGCCGACGGGGTAGATTGCAGGAGTCGTACCGGCAGCTGCGCCGGGGAAACCTGAACTCGGAATAGCCATGCGGCCCTCCTTAGGACCCGCATGGCTCAGTCCTGGTTATTTGACGATCTGCACCCGCCCGTCACGGACGGCCGCGTGGATTTGTGCTTCACGAGCAGCTTTATCTTGCTCGCGTCCCGCGTACCGGCCATGCGTCACGTCCCAGTAGAAGCGGGATACATCCTTGTTGGTGATGAATGGCGCATCGGCCGTCGCCGTTGGTGGCGGCGAGGGACTGGCCCTACCTGGGGCAGC